ATCCGCTGTCCCCTTCGTGGTACAAGCCACGCCAATGGTGGGTGATGGGCAATCTCGTGCATTCGACGCGATTGCTCACGATGGTAGGACATCCTGTCCCTGACCTGTTGAAGCCAGCCTATGCGTTCGGCGGCATCAGCATGTCGCAACTGACCAAGCCTTATGTGGACAACTGGCTGGACACAAGGCAAGCGGTCACGGACATTATCAAGTCGTACACGACATGGATACTTGCGACCGATCTCGACACGACGCTTCAGGGCGGCGCCAACGACATCCAGGCGCGGGTTGAGTTCTTTATCAATTGCATGAGGAACCTAGGCATCTTTCTGGTCAACAAGGAACAGGAAGAGTTCAACAACGTGGCCGCGCCGCTTAGTGGATTGGATAGTTTGAAGGCGCTGGCTCACGAAGATTTATGCAGCGCGTCAGGACTTCCGGTAATCAAATACATGGGCATTCAGCCTGCGGGGTTGAATGCGTCCAGTGAAGGGGAAATACGGACGTTTGAGGACTGGACGAACGCCTATCAGGAACGGACGTTGCGCGAGCCGTTGACCCGGATCATAGGTTTCATTCAGCTTAGTTTGTTTGGCGAGGTCGACGAAGATATCACGTTCCGGTTCGTGCCGCTTCATACGATGACTGAGCTGGAAGAGGCACAAATACAAAAAGCCAAGGCTGATACTGACGCAGAACTGATAGAGGCAGGCGTGCTCAATGCTGAAGAAAGCCGACGCCGGATCGCCAACGACCCAGATTCGGACTATCAGTCGCTAGACGTGTCCGATGTTCCCGAAGCTACCCCGGATGAACAGGCGGAAATGGCGAAGATCGCGGCTGGCGGCGCAGCGGGCGGAAAAGAGGCCCCGGAAGCCTCTGGGAAGGGGGCTGAAGGCCCGAAACCCAAAAAGCTTGGTAAGATAGGGGGTGCGGGTTTGCCCGCACCAGCGGCCAAGGCTAAGGCTCCCACGGCCAAGAAGGCGGCTTGATATGTTTTGATGGAGTTTCCATCGAAGGGTTATAGTCATGTTCGCCAACATTCCCGACCTTGCCCGGATGCTGCGCAATTTCGCGTACAGGCTGCGGGTGCCTTATCAGCAAGTCGATGATCTGGTGCAAGAGACGTTGTGCCGAATGTGCGAGAACGCTCACAGGTTCGACGGCGCAAATGAAAATGCATGGGCCGCAACCATCATGATCAACCAGTGGCGTTCGCAACAGCGTCATTACATGATCGGTCTGCGTAAAGGCATTCATGGTGATAGCGAGATAGGTTACGATGTGGCCGGTCCGGACGATCCGTTTGTGGTCACGCTCCTGCATCAAACTCTGGACGCCATGGAAAAGCTTAACGTCTATCAGCAGGACACGATTGCGCTCCGGGCGTTGGAGTACACCTACGAAGAGATTGCGTCGCTGATGGGCGTGGCGGATGGGACTAGCAAGTCACGTTATGCCCGAGGGATCGAACAACTGGAGCGGCTGACCGATGGCGAAGCAAAAGAAGACGCTCAAGTCCGTGCAGCCAAACGTGGGTCTCGCGCTTGCGTACAAAAGAAAGATCAACGCCGTGCTCGACCAGATGCACCGGGACGTGTTGAGCCTGATCCGGAAGACCTACGAAGAGCAACAAGAGAACTTAACGATTGGTGCAGACACGAACTTAGCCCAAGACATTTCGCCAATTTCTGCGCTGAAGAAGGCCATGGCGGAACTCGGCAAGCGGTGGCTGAAGCGGTTTGATCGACTATCACAACAGCTTGCGGAATACTTCGCCAAGGACGTGAAGAACCGTAGTGACCGCGATCTCCTCCGCATCCTGCGAAAAGCCGGGTTCACGGTCAAATTTCATGTGACCGATGGAATGCAGAATGCGCTGGACGCAACCGTTGCGGCCAATGTCAATCTGATCAAGTCCATTCCGCAGCAGTATCTTTCGCAGGTGGCGGGCTCGGTCATGCGCTCTGCGCAACAAGGCGGCGATCTGCATCAACTGGTGAAGGATATCAAGCGCATTGCCGGGGTTAGTCAACGGCGCGCAGCCTTGATAGCGCATGACCAGACCCGCAAGGCGACTGCAGCCATGCTCAAGGTCCGTTATCAGGAAAACGGGATCACGGAAGCGGTGTGGCGGCACTCTGGCGCGGGCAAGGAACCAAGACCTAATCATTTGCGTTGGGGTCGCGAGCGGAAGCGATATGTTATCGCCAAGGGGATGTGGGACAAAGACGCGAACGGTAAAGGCAAAGGCGCGTGGATACAGGCAGGCGAATTGTGTAATTGTCGTTGCACAAGTAGCCCCGTGATCCCCGGTCTGGGATCGGCAGTGGAACAATCACGATGGAGACCATGATGGTTGACGATAACAAAGAAGCAGACGGCAAGCCGCTGGAAGGCGATCTTGTTGAACACAATGCATCGGACGACGCGCTTATTGGTGAAGCGGAAGGTTTCGACCACGGCGACCACGGTGATTACGGCGAAGTGTTCGGCGAGCTGAAAACATCAATTGACGGCATCGACAAACGGCTCACGGCGCTGGAGAACACGACCGATCACATTTCGGATCGTCACGTAGCAGACGAAACAGAAACGAATGCCGCCGCCGATAAGAACGTGGCGGACCGAAAGGCTCTTGCCGACAGGAAAGCGGCCGAGAGCAACAAGGAAGCGTGGAGCACGTCCGTCAACGGCCTCAATGGCCGGATCGACAGCCTGACCAAACGGGTCGAAGAGCACGAGAACCGGACGAAGACCGTCAACATCGACGAATACAACGCCCGGATGACGGCGCTCGAAAAGGAATGCGCCTTCCTCCGCACGCACATCATGCAAGGTCGGTAATGCCCCTGAAGAACATACGCACGATGAAGCTGCTCGGCGGCACCTACGGCGTCGGGCAGTTGGAAGCGTTGTTCATGCAACAGCAAGGGGTGGGGAACTATCTCCACCCCGAATTGCGTAAAAGCATTCACCGCGCCCGGAACATGCCCGAGATCAACAAGCCGAAGCCGGAAATTAGTCGAAGTGGCGAGACAGTGAAAGGAATGTTGACATGAAGTTTGCAGCAGTATGGTTTGCCCAGAACGGGCAAAAGATTGAGAGCCATCCTCTGAGTGCAACTACGTTGGCGGCAGCGGAGACCGAAGCGGCGCAGATGCCGACCCCTCCGAATGCGGTCAAGCTTGTAGTTGAACCCGCGCCCGGTTCCACCGGTGGTAGGTAAGTAACAGACGATGAAGCGCAGTCCGAAAGGTTCCCACCCCGGACTGCGCTTCGTTTTCGTTGTGTGGTGATATGACCTTTAGCTTCGACGCTTTCATTGCTACTGATCCGCCTGTGAGCGAACCGCAGCGACGGGCTATGTACGCAGCTCTCAACGGGAAATCGACTATCGGCATTCCTAAGAGCGTCGCCAAGAAGTTTGTTGGGCCGAAAGCGCACGACGCAGGTTTCAACGAGAGTGATCATCCGCGCGGCCAGCCTAAGAACGAGGGACAGTTCGTCAAAGGCAGCGGCAGCAAGTCCGGTGGCGAGAAGCTTGAGCGACGTGTATCCCAGATGCAGCCTGCTCTACGCAAGGGCGGCAAGTTGTTGGGAACCGGCAGTAAGGCTTTGCCCAAGCACATTGCGTCGTTGCGCATTCCGCCTGCATGGACCAACGTCGAATACAATCCGGACGCCAATGCAGCCCTGTACGCGACCGGAAGGGACGAGAAGGGCCGCAAGCAATGTATCTACTCGCAAGCGCATGTGGACAAGCAGTCCGCAGCGAAGTTCGCCAAGATGCGCGATCTCGACAAGAAGTTCTCGGGGATGGAGAAGGAGAATGCCAAGCATCAGCAGTCAAAGAATAAGACAGTCGCTGAATGTGCCGATTGTCTTGCTCTTATCATGGCTACTGGTCTCAGGCCCGGAAGCGACAAGGACACCAAGGCCGACAAGGACGCCTTCGGCGCGTCTACTTTGCAAGGAAAGCATGTGGTCGAAGTACGTGGACAGGTCCGACTACGCTTTACGGCAAAGAAAGGCGTCAGTCTGGACATCCCCGTTGACGATCCAAAGATTGCCACTATGGTCAAACAACGTGCCGTTACCGCTGGACGCACCGGTAAGCTCTTCCCTGTTGTCAACGAGTTCAACTTGCGCGCTCACAGTGACTCGCTCGACGGAGGAGGTTTCACCTCCAAGGACTTCCGCACTCTCATGGGCACACGGACAGCCATGCAGGCTATGAAACTCATGGGACCACCAAGCAACGTGACTAACTACAAGAAGCAGGTGCTCGCCATTGCGAAGCAGGTTGCGGCCAAGCTTGGTAACACCGCTTCCGTGGCTTTGAAAGCTTATATTGACCCGTCGATCTTCGCCGCGTGGCGATTGCAGGCAAAGGTTTGAGCGATGGATGTGAAAGTTACTTACGGCGATGAAATGGGTCCACCGAGCCCTGAAGATTGGGTGGCTGCTCAAATACGTGATTCTTTGATGTCAATCTTGTGTGATACGTCGTGTCGTTCTCGTTATGAGAATGGACGTGTCATTTGGATAGATAAAGCCGACCTTGACGACTACATTCCGTTGCCATTTCCGCCGCGCGAGCATGGTGTATGACGCAAGCTTTCGATCTGCCCTGTCATGGACGCGCTGGCGGCATTCACTTTTGGGCAATCGGTGAGAAGACGCCTTGTGCGGAATGCCAGTACTGTGGGGTCATGCTTTCCGAGAACATGACCATGCGATTGCTGATCCGGCTCGACCGGGCTTACTCGCAAGTAGCGCAACAATATCCGTGAGGTAAACACATGGCGTCAGCAGCAGTTCAAGCATTAGCCGATGACGCACGGAAAATCCTAGCAGGACAGCCGTCGCTTGGTGGGAACATCTGCGGAGATTTCGGCGCGGACGGTGTGGTTTATCTCTACGGCCAGAACAACACGGTTGCGGTGCTGAATGCACCAGCAGCGGCGGATTGCACAATTGCCCTGAGCCTAACGGAACTCGCTGACCTAGAAGGCGGTGCGTCAATAGTGTGGGCCGTCATTTGGGGGGAAGTGACGATCACCGGAGACATGGACCTAGCCAAGAAATTAGGCGGGTTGATCCAAGCCGCAGCGCAACAATCTCTGTGAGGTAAACAACCATGCACGTCATTCTCATAATCGTGGTCCTGTTGTTTCTGTTCGGCGGTTTGGGCTGGCATCAGGGCTGGTATGGTGGGCAACCTCCGACGCAACCCGGACAGCCATGGGGTAATGGTTATTACTATAGCGGCGGCTTGGGATTGGTGGTTATCGTCCTGATAGTTCTGTTTCTGTTGGGATATCTCTGACGTGTTCAACAAAGGAGACTTGTCATGAAGTTCATTGCATTGTTTGTCGTGGCTGCGCTGCTTTCGGCTTGCGCCGGGGGCGTGACCGGATCGTTGGCCGACCGTAACTTCGCCGTAAAGGCTACTGTCGCCAAGGACGGCGTGATTCTCGGCGGCTCGATAGAGGCGCATTGAGTTATGTGGGGAGTGGTTCCGATCAGTCATGAGCTGCTCCTCAACATAATTGCATGGTGGGCTGTTGACGCGGCAATAACCGGGCTGTTCTTTCTCTACTTGTGGCGCACCAAATGAATTACGATCCGCTCCCTGACGTACACATTGGCGACGCCAGCAATCCATTGCCTGACTGGCGCAAGGCCAAGTTGCCGGAAACGGATGACGAAGACGCGCCGTTGTTCGACGATGAAACATTGACGGCGTTGCTTGGCTTCAATCCGAATGAGCTGGAGGACGAGCCGACCAAGGATGAACAGCCCCGGATTGCCGGAGGTGTTGTGCTGTTCGCGCCTGACGGCAAGGTGTTGCTTCTAAAGCGATCCAATCTGGAAAAGAACTATAAAGAGCACTGGTCGTTGCCGGGTGGAAAAGGCGAGGACGGCGAGGACGCAGAAACAGCGGTCACGCGCGAATGCAAGGAAGAGACCGGTCATAGCCCGACGCAGCTACGGTTGCTGTCGCAAAATGAAACGCCGAATGGAATGCTCTTTCATACGTATGAGTCACCAGTCGATCAGCCGTTTGCTCCAAAGTTGAATGCAGAGCACACGACACATGGCTGGTTTAGCCCTGACAATTTGCCGAAGCCTTTGCATCCTGCGGTCGCGGAAACGTTGCGTAGTCGAAGTCATCATGCGCGTGATTCCTATGCGATAGATCACAAGTCCGTGCGTTCCTATTCCGACGATGGGCATTTGCATGTTTCGACTACGCCTATCAGCAAGGCGAATATCTGCCCCTACTTCGGACGGGAGATACCAGACGGCGACAAGATGGGGCTGGAGCCTGGTCGCATATACTGGTTGCTGCGCGATCCGGACGAGCTGAAGAAGGCTGCGGACACGTTCAACAATCTGCCGTTGCTGTCCAAACACATTCCCCTGACGGCGGATACGCACAATGACGTGCTTCAGGAACAACCGGACCTAGTGATCGGATCGACCGGCACCGATTCCAGTTTCGATGGCACGTATCTCAACAATTCTCTGTCCGTGTGGCCCCGTGAGGCGATCAACGACATTGAGAGCGAGGAGAAGCGGGAATTGTCCTGCGCTTACCGGTACAGCGCCGAAATGAAGCCGGGCATTTACAAGGGCGTCAAATACGATGGCGTCATGCGGAACATCCGGGGCAATCACGTGGCCTTGGTGAAAGCTGGCAGGGCTGGCGACGATGTGTTGGTCAGCGATAGCAAACCGCATATCTGGGATTTCAAACGTTTCCGATGAAACTACAGGTCTGGCATTGTGTGACGTGCAGACACTACGCTGTAGGGATCGACGGTATATTCCTGTGTGACTACTGCTGCACGGCATGGCGTGGGGCGATCAAGATAAAGCTTAGTAAGCAAGCAGCTCGCCTGTTTCGGCTTATTTTGTTGAAACCGGCGTTGGTGACGCAGGACGATATATTTGAATCGGTTTATGGTGACGACCCAGATAATAGTCCGGATTACGCTTACAATTGCATACGAGTTCTGATTCATCACATGAAGTCCCGGTTCGCGGAAATCGGTGTTGAGCTGCGCAGTCGGCACACTCTGGGATATGAGCTGATCGACCTGTGGAAAGAGAACAAGAAGGCCGCATGAGCGATCCGCGCAAGGCCAAGACGCTGCAAGAAGCCAGCGCAAATGGCGACGGCACTTATAATGGCGCGCGTGCGTTGTCATGGCTTTCTGAAGCACTTCACCCCGGCAAAGGTGTGTCGGAAGAGGAAGTGCAAGAAATGTGGAAAAGAGTGAAGGCTAAGGCCGACGCTAAAAAATCAGGTAAGTAATTCCGAGTTTCGCCGGTAAGTGAGGAACGGCGGAAGGCCAAGGCACGAGAGCCTTTAATCCTCGCGCACTCTCCCAATAGAGGACTACACATGACCAAGCAAACGGTCAGTGCGAAAGCACTGCTCGCTCGCGGCGCGTTGATGACGTTTCTCGCGCCTCGGCTAGCGCAAGACGCCGAAATTGATCTCGGCAAGTTGCTGCGCGGAATTACTGACAAGAATTTCAGCCGGAAGAAAGCAACGCTCGCGGACAACATCGTCCGCGCGTGTGACGGCAAGCTGGCGCAGGACGCCACGCTTGAGGACATGACCGAGTTGCTGGACGCGTTGGAGAATGAAGAGGTCGAAGCCGACGCAGCTCCAATGGAGACCAAAGAGAACGCCGCCCTGCCGAAGAACGACCGGGAAGACGAATCTTTGGACGAGAGCCCGAAATACGCCGAACTCCGGAAGCATCTGGAAACGAGTGGCGCGGACGCTGAAATGTTGAAGGCGTGCGACGCGATCATGGGTCATACCGCGCGTGACGAGTCCGAAGAGGACAAGGAAGGCAAGAAGGAAGGAGAGGACGAGGACAAAGAGGACGATAAAGACAAGGAAACAAAGGAAGGTAAGGACGGCAAGATGAAGGCCAAGGACAAGTGGCCCCCGGCTAAAGATAAGACGCCGGAGAAGCAGCCGCCCGGTCTCGACCGCAAGGCGATGGACAGCGCCATTAACACTGCCGTCAACAGCGAGCGCGAACGCGCCCGTGCAGTCCGGGAAGCTGAAAACTACGTGCGCCCGACCGTGGGAGATATTGGCATCGCCTGTGACAGCGCTGAAGACGTGTATCGGGCTGCGCTTGATTCCATGGACGTGAATCACAAGGGCAAGCACGCCGACGCCCTCCGGGATATTTTCGACGCGCATGTAGCGGCGCGCGGAAATCGCACTCGTCGCTACGCAGAAGATTCCGCAGCCGACAAGGGTTCTGCTTCTGGCTTTGCCAGCCGGTTCCCCGAAGCCGGTCGGATCGGCTTCTAATCGGCCAATCGCCAGAAAGGTATGAACAATGACTGACCTGCAAACTCAGGTTTACGTCCAGCCCTCCCCGGCTGTAGAAGGTGACTTTGCCAGCGCCAATCCTCGGTTCTCGGTATTGTCCGGACCGTTCGCGCTTCAAGCGGGAGTGTCGGGCATCACCATCGCCCGGTTCGTGTGGTGGCAACCGACGCCGCTCGACCCCAACGAAGCACCCAGAGTCGTCAACAACTACGGCGCCGGTCCGGTTACTGGTTTCGTGTCCCGTCGCATGGGTGCGGCACTGATTCAGACCTACCTGCAGTCCAACTCCATGCTGATCCCTGCCGGGTTCCCGGTTACGGTGATGAATGGCGGCGACTTCTGGGTCCGCAACTACGGTGCGGGACAGGCGCTCCTTGGACAGAAGTGTTACGCCGACCTGCTCACTGGCAAGCCAAGCTTTGCAGCGACGGCATCCCCGTCGACTTCAAGCTTCACCGGCGTTATCGCAGCCGAAACCTCCAGCGTCACCGGCTCGATAACCGACAACATCCTGACGGTCAGCGCAGTCAGTTCTGGCACGCTCTACGCAGGAACGACCATTAGCGGCACCTACGTTGCAACCGGCACGCAGATCAACTCGCAGCTCACACCGTTGCTGGCCGGAGAGGCGTTGGGGGGCATTGGCCGTTACTACGTGTCGATTGGCGAACAGATTGTCGCGTCCACGACCATCAGCGGCACTTACGGGCAACTTACGGTGTCGGCACTGACTGGTAGTGTCGTTATTGGCGGTTTGCTAGGCGGCGGCAGTTACACCGGCCCGGCAGGCGTCTACATCACTGCGGGTATCAGTGGCACAGGCGGGACTGGCACCTATGTCGTGAGTAACAACACGGCGGTTGGTTCCGAAGCCATGACGGCAACTACCAATGTGGAGACCAAGTGGATCGCCATGTCGTCCTGCGCCAACAACGAACTCATCAAAATATCAGATCATCCTCTTGGTTGATAGCTGAAGAAAGGAACGTCTGAACAATGACTACGCACGTAAAACCCATCGGACGGCACGAAGCCCGTGCCTTGTGGGCTGCGGATGCTGCTTTCTTCAAGCGATACGGCATCCATTTCGACGGGGCTTCTTCCTATATGCCGGAGGAGTTCAAGCACAACTTCGATATGGCATGTGACGCACAGCCAGCATTGTCGTCCGTGACATCGGCGGGCATCCCTGCCTTCTTCACGACTATGGTCGATCCCGAACCTATCCGGGTCGTGTTCGCTCCCAACAAGGGCGCGGAAATTCTTGGCGAGGCCAAGAAAGGAACATGGATCGACGACACGTTGATGATGCTCTTCGTCGAACACGTCGGAGAAGTGACCGGTTACGGCGACTACGACGAGAGTGGCGGCGCAAACGCCAATGTGAACTACCCCCAACGCCAGCAATTCATCTATCAGACGATGAAGCAGTATGGCGAACGGGAAATAGAACGCGCTGGACAGGGCAAGCTGAGTTGGGTTTCGGAACTCGACATGGCCGCTGCGACTGTCATGGCGAAGTTCTCCAATCTTACATACCACTTCGGCGTGCTCGGGTTGCAGAACTACGGACTGATAAACGACCCCAACCTTTCTTCGCCGCTCACACCGGCGACCAAGACTGGCGGCGGCACGCAATGGTTCACCAGCGCGGGCCTGTCGAACTGCACGGCCAACGAAGTCTACAACGACATCATCACGTTGTGGTCCCAGATGGTGAAGCAGACATTGGGCACAATCGAAAAGACTGCGCCCATGAAGCTGGTCATGTCGCCATCTTCCGCGGTCGCACTGACGTTCACCAATTCGTTCAGCGTGAACGTCGAAGACCTGCTCAAGAAAAACTTCCCGAGTATCAAGATCGAAGAGGACCCACTGTACGGGTCGAACGGTTCTTCGTCCTTGAATGGGCAGGGCATCGGCGGCGGTTACACGCCGGGTATTGCGGCTGGCAACTACGTGCAGTTGATCGCATCGACTATTGAAGGCAAGAAGAACGGCTTCTGCGCCTTTGGCGAGAAGATGCGGACGCATCCGATCATTCGTCTGACATCCAGCTTCAAGCAGAAGGTCAGTGGTGGAACGTGGGGTGCAGTAATTCGGTACCCCATTACATTCGCGTCACTACTCGGCGTCTAACAAACCGGTTCCGGGCTCGACTGCCCCCCGCTCCGGGTCCGGGAACAGCCCGGTCGCATATAATCCCCTCTATGCGACCGGGCACCTTTTTCTTAGCCATTCAACAGGAGGAATAGTTTCATGGCTGAAGCACGTCGCCGCACCAGTGCGGAATCTCATAACGGCAACAACAGGGAAACAGTCTTCGTTGCGTGCCGGGTCATTAACGGGCTCAACATTCAAGTGTCGAAACTCGTCGACCATATGGAAGCAACACCAATGGGGCCGAAGGAAACGAAGATCGGACGCACGGTCGGCAGCATTCGCCTGATCGGACCAAGGACGGCGTTCAAACTCAATCCAAGCACCGACTTCGACTACGTGATCAACGAGGACGTTCCCGCTGATCTGTGGCAGACATGGTGGGAGGAGAACAAGGACACTTCAGAGATCATTCTAAACCGGCTTGTGCTCGCCAGCACCAGCCGTTCGGAGCTGGAAGCCATGTGCCGGGATGCGGGCATGGCGAGGACCGGCATGGAGCCGTTGTCTCCCTCTGGCGACCCCCGCGCGCCCAAAAATGTCGTGCAGGAGGAAGAGCAGGCGAAGAGACAGCACGCAGGCGCGATTTAACACGGTTTTCCGGCCCGTGGAGTGGGGGTTTCGGCCTTTGGCCTGTCTGGATAGCCCGAACCCCTTTCCCTCGCTGTAGGAGGCTTAAAACGGATGTCTTGCGCTGGCGGTGCAATCGCAGTCTTCAATTACACGAATTGGATAGGCCGGTTCCCGGAGTTTCAATCGACTGTCACTCAGCAACAGGCTGAAGAGCTGTTCGTGGAAGCGGGTATGAACCTTGCCAACGACGGGTCTGGACCGGTCGGTAATCCGGCGCAACAGTTGATCCTGCTGAATCTTGTAGTTGCCCATCTGGCGCAGATATATTTCGGCTCGTCCCTGCAACCTGTCAACAATGCGGTCGGTCGCGTCACCAGCGCCGGGCAAGGCAGCGTCAATGTGAGCCTTTCCATGGACGGCGCACAACCGGGGTCTAAGGACTGGTACTTGCAGACAAAATACGGGGCTCAATTTTGGAAGGCTTCTCAACCTTTCAGATTGGCGAGCTACGTTCCCAAGTTCACACGTCGCATGAACCCTTGGGGCCGGGGTATGTGGTGAGCGTCAAATACACGATCAAGGGCGGCGACAAGCTTCAACGGGCGCTGGCGGAAGCCATCGGCAAATTCAAACAGGGGGAAGTGCTTCGGGTCGGATTTCTGGAGAAAGCAAAATATCCGGACGGCACGCCGGTCGCACTGGTTGCCGCCATACAGAATTTCGGTGCTCCGTCTAAGAATATTCCACCGCGTCCGTTCTTCAGCAACATGATCCGTAGCAAGTCGCCAAGCTGGCCGAAAGAAATGGCTACGCTGGCGCAAACGCTGAAGGGCAGCACGGCTGTCCTGACGCAGATGGGCGAACGGATCAAGGATCAGTTGCAACAGAGCATACACTCGACTAACGATCCTCCGTTGTCTCCTAAAACGATAGCAAGAAAGGGATTTTCAAAAACTTTGATTGATACCAAGAAGATGCTAGACTCCGTTGATTATGAGGTGGTGAACCGGTGATGAATACTGGTATCTACGAAAGAAGACGCCGACAAATTGTAATCCGCTAGTCACAAAGGAGACAATACGTCATGTCTGCATATCCGCATCCTGCTTTCAACTATCTCGACACGGTGATTGGCGACCGAAAGGTTCCTTTGTTCCGTCTTACTGGTGGTAGCCCCACCAATGGAACATCCGGAAGTTTTGCAGGCGTTGCCGATACCGGCACATTGCTGTTGACTGACGAGCCGGGGCTTTATTCCAATACCGGCACGCAAGCCTCGCCAACATGGACCCCGGTCAATATTGCCGGGGGCAACGGCAGCAATCAGCCGACCGTTGGCGCTCTTACAGGCCCTGCTAGCACAAGCGTGATAACCATGCAGGGACTTGGGGGCGTCGTTACCCCGAAGAAGTCTGGTAATTTGCTTGTCATGGTCTCTGGCACTATCCAGAGTTCCAGCGGTACGGCTGGCGTCGGCTTGAACTATCAGATTTCCTACGGGACCGGTGTAGTCCCGATAAATGGCGCTGCACTGGTTGGAACACAGGTTGGCCCGACGCAGCAATATACAAACCCGGCGGCAGTCACCGCAGCCGACGTCAATGTGCCGTTTGCAATCCAGTTCCTAATTACCGGGCTTACGGTTGGCACGGCCTACTGGTTCGACATTGCGGCCAAGGCATTGTCTATAACCGGCGCGTCCTTCGCCAACCTGTCCGAAACTATCATTGAAGTCTGATCCGGACGCAGCAAAGCCCACAGGAGATCACCTCATGAAACAATGGCTTGCTGGCCTGTTCCTGTTGCTGTCGTGCGTCTATGCGGCAGCACAGGGGGGTCCGCCACAACCGTTGCCCGCATCGGTGCTGGCGGCGTCAAATCCTATCAGTGCATCGGGCACCAGCGCCAATTGGGCATTCCCTTCGGCATTGACGGCTTTCCCTGCCATTACGGTTCATAATACCAGTTCCAGCGTTACGGTGTATTATGTGTTAGGCGCGGCCAGTTGTACGGCCACGACCTCCGGAACGCCGCTTGCGCCGGGGGCGGCTATTACTGTCTGGACTAACCAGCCATGTATTGCCGTCATTACTGGCGGCAGCTCGGCAACTGTCAATGTGTATCAGTCGAACGGGCCTATTCAGATCGCTTTGATTGGATCAGGGGGAGGGGGTGGCTCTTCTCCCTGTTCGGCTTTCGGCACGACTGCGGGAACGTGCGCGCAGGGAAATGATTCCCGCTTTCCAGCTTCAACAGCTCTGCTTGCGTCCAACAACCTGTCGGACGTTGCCAATGGATACACTGCCCTTGGTAATTTGCATGTTAGCTTGACCAGTGCAAAAACGCTAACAGTTACAAATTCACTGACTTTCAGTGGGACCGATGCTTCGACGCTCAATATCGGCGCTGGTGGCACACTTGGCTCCAATGCTTTCACAAGCACGGCTTATGCTCCGCTCGCCAGTCCCGGACTGACGGGCGTCCCCACGGCTCCTACGGCGACCGTAAACACAAACACGACGCAGCTTGCCACGACGGCTTTCGTGATCGGACAGGGCTACGGCACGGGAACGGGTAACGCCAATTTTGGCACTGCAACCGGAAACACGTCCGGTGACGTTGTGGAAATGGCAAACACAACGACGGGGGTGGCCGACACCGGCACAGCATTCTCATCGCTCGCGACTCTCACCGGATCGCAGACGCTCACAAACAAGACGTTGACCAGCCCCACGCTCACCACTCCAACTTTGGGCGTTGCTTCCGCAACTTCGGTCAACAAGGTGACGATCACTGCTCCTGCTACCGGCTCGACGCTGACCATCGCAGATGGGAAAACGCTCACCATCAACAATACGCTGGCCCTGAGCGGCACAGATTCTTCGACGTTGAACATCGGCGCAGGCGGCACGCTCGGATCGAATGCCTATACAAGTACGGCTTATGCGCCACTAGCGAGCCCGGGCCTGACGGGTACTCCAACGGCCCCTACTGCCGCTGTGAATACCAATACAACGCAGTTGGCGACTACGGCTTTCGTGATCGGGCAAGGTTACGGCACTGGAACCGGCAACGCCAATTTCAGTACAGCGACGGGCAATACATCCGGCGATGTAGTCCAGATGAATAGCACGACAACGGGTATTGCCGATACGGGAACGGCATTCACGAAATTATGCCAAGGCACGGGAACGTCGGGGATCATCTTCAGTACCGGCATAAGTACATGTTCTGTAGATACCAATGCGACTTTAAACTTCGGTACATTATCTCTCGGCGCGAGCGGAACGCTTGGCGCTGTCAAGATGGGCAATGCTACTTCCGGGACGGTAACAATTCAGCCTGCCACTGGCGCGTTAGGAACAGTGACGGCCAGCCTTCCTGACAACACCGGGGTGATTGCTGAAATCAATCTTGCGCAGACGTTCAGCGCAACCCAAACTTTAGCCGATGGCAATTCATGGGGTTCAACTGGTGTTTCTGGTCTGACGATGCTTGGCAATATCGCGATGGGCAGCAACAACATTACAGGCGGGGCTAATATCACTTCAAATGGAATAGCCGGATATCAACTCGCGTCAGGCTCATGTGCTATAGCATCAACGACTGTGTGTTTTACACCCGATAGAGCTGACGTTGCCGGTATCGGCACTAATGGAATCCCTGGGGATGTGAGCCTTGTTGCCGGAATCGCAAGTGCAACGGTGATTGTCTATGTATCCCCGACAAGCCTGTTTTGCCCCGGCTGTGCATCTGCCTCCGGCGCTGAGACTGGCTATCTGTGCTACGGGACAAGTAATGAAGTGTTTATTGATTCGACGTTGTGTATTACCAGTCTCAGGAAATTCAAGGATATCGACGGTCCAATAACCGGCAATGATGCGCTCACAGATGTCATGGCACTGCATCCGGTATGGGGAAAATGGAACCAGAAAATGCATCCCACGCCCGATACGCACGAACAGCCATTCTTGATAGCCGAAGATACGCAGGCTGTCGATCCGCGCCTTGCAAGTTATCTTCCCGATGGCACACTGCACGGAGTGCGTTATGAAGAGATGACGGCGGTTCTTGTAGCGGCTGTCCAAGCACAACAGCGCGAAATCGAAGGGCTGAAGCGTTAAACCTTATCTCACGGAGGAACCTAATGAGATTATCACTTATATTTATGGCTTGCTTGCTTTCTACATCAGCTTACGCAGGGACTAACATCCCTGTGCCCAAACCAAAACCGGCAACAGCTTTGCAAGTGGTGAGCCCACAGGATGCACGGGAGCTGTATCAGTTGCTTCAGGCGGGGACATTCACTCTGACAGGCGCGCAGTCCGATGAACTGGAACGACTGAAGAGCGTGCTCGCGAATATCGTGAACCAGTCCCAACCAGCTCCGGCTCCAGCACAATGAATCTGGCGGCGGTCGCGAATGGGGCAATTACAACTATCAATCCAAACACGACCGTCGTCGTCTCCATTTCCACTGGTTATACAAAGAACGCCGACTTCAGACGCACTCCGACATACATCAACTATACGTTTCAGGCACAAATCCAGCCTTTGACGGGACGTGATCTCAGGCAGGTTGAAGGGCTGAATCTTCAGGGCACATTGCGGGCGATCTATCTCTATGGCGACATAGAGGGGGTCATTCGCTACTTGGAAAAGGGCGGCGACATCATCACTGACGAATTGAACCGGCAATGGCTGGTCAATCAGGTGCTTGAGACGTGGGCAGATTGGTGCAAGGTGGTTGTCACTCTTCAGAACAGCAAGGGCGCTTCATCATGAGACGACTGTTTCTGTCCGCGTTATTCTGTTTGTCCATAGGCTTGCCCGCGCTCGCGCAACCGGTTTTGTCGGGCGCTCCGGCAGCTCCGGTCGGGCCAGCCGTGGTCTGTCCGACGTGTTACATGCCGTTGCCGGCATCGACCAGCTCTGGCGCGACGGCGCAACTTCTTCCTGCGTCTGCCCCGCCTTACGACGCACTGACTATTCAAAATAATGGATCACAGGACGCCTGTTTCTTTGTTGGCGCGTCCAATGTGGCGGTTAACTGGACGGAAGGCGTTTGCTCCAATTGGGTAGTCAGGGCTGGACGTGGTTACACCATTTCTCTTTCTGGACTGGCGGGAAGTTATATTGCCGCCGCAACCCAGAGCAGTACGACTACACTCGATCTCTATCAGGCGAATGCCGCCATTCTGTTGACCGCTGCTGCGGGCGGTTCGAGTGGCGGTGGGGGTGGTACTTCATCCGCATTCGGGGCGGCGTTCCCGACTAACGGCACGGCTGCCGGATTTTACGACACGTCCGGGAATATGGACTACGGGACTGTTGATAATAGTCATAACCAGAATGTGAATTGCGTAGTCGGTTGTAGCGGGGCAAGCAATCCGTCGGTCGGAGCGAACGGAAGTTCCGCCCCCGCTTCGTCGACTGCTCTTGGTTTTCAGAATGGTTCCGGCAATCTGTTGCAGGTCGCCCCTGGCAATCCTTTGCCTGCGACAGACGCGGCAGCAGAGAGTTCTCTTTCTTCGATAAATAGTAGCAACACGACGATTGCGTCGAATACAGGGGCCATATCGTCCAGCTCCGGTTCGACGGCGACCAGCGTTGAAAGCATCGCCAACATAATTGCGAATGCCGGAGTCACGCCTACCAAGGCTGGAGCGATCCAAGGCATATCGGGAGGCGTCCCTGTCCCAATGACAGCCGCGACGCTTCCCCTTCCAACAGGCGCAGCGCAGGAATCAGGGGGTAATCTGGCCGGGATTGCTTCCAGCAACACGACAATTGCGAGCAACACCGGAAGCATAGCCACAAGTTCTTCTTCAACAGCAACTAACACGGGGAACACGGCTAGTAGTACGTCTTCGACGGCAACAAACACCAGTGGCATCAAAACAGATACGGACGCGATTGCCAACGCTGTCGCCAATCCCGGCTCCACATCTACTAAAGCTGCAAGTGTTCAGGGTTGCAACTCATGCACGCCTGTCACAACGATTGCCACTAGTACGTCATGGGCGTTCTCGGCAGCGCCCACTATGGCAACTAGCTCACATGCGACGAATTCCTGTCTTGGGGGACAATTCACGATCAATGGTTACGCCGGACTATCAGATATTGAAGTCACGGACAAGGGAACCAATTTCAATGGAGCGTCCATAGGCGTTTATATCTCGACGTCTGCACTTGCGACGCCCTGCACAGATGGAGCGGCGTTCTCGCTCGCGGCGGGGGACATGACAAATATTCCGGCTGGATTGAAAGGGCTAGTGTTCATTCCAAACACGTCGGGGGGTTGGACTTCAATTTCAAATCAGGTCCGTTCCAATTTGGGTGTGTGGTTGACTGGTACTTACCCCACAACGCTTTACGTCAATGTGGTTCTTGGTAGTGGAGCTGTAACCCCCACAAGCGGCGAACTTTTGATACAAGGTAGTGGACCAGTCTAATGAAATGGATTGCGTCTGTACTGTTCAGTTTATGGGTGTCGTTTGCATTTGGCGCTACGCCAGCGCAACTAACGGCTCTTCAGCCTTACGATCCTGCCGTCACGGCAATCGAATATCAGATCGCGACGGGCTGCGGTCGTCCGGTCTCTGCATTTGAGGACAGCCAGTATTTCTACACCCGCAGCGTTTTCGACCGTTACGCAGTTTGGTCCGCGCTGGTATCGTTTCAGGACTGGAACGCAGCCGACCTTTGCTCGTCGCTGATTGATTTCAAGAACCCGCAGCCGCCAGCGTACAACGCATCGTTCACTGGATCGCTTGTTCCAGTCGGAGGCCCGCGTGCAAATTCGACACTTACAGTCACGGCTGTATCATTCGGCATCATAGTTCCAACGCAAACAATATCATGGTCAGGAGGAACAGCATCCATTGGCAGCAACGGAACAGGGCATGGCGGCGTAGGAACGTATATAGTTCTTGGCAACCACACCGTTTCGTCTACTTCAATGAACGCATCCCCATCACTCACTACAACAAGTTTGCTCCCTCTTGGGGGCATCACCCAGACCCCCTATCAGGGCATCAATGGGGACGCTGCGACCGGCGAACTCGAAGGGGGCTACTGGACCGACATTCAGGGCATAGGTCAGGACAACGTAGGTGTCTCGATCTGGAGTGCGGCGCCATCGGGGTCCGATAACGGCATTCTGGGCATCACCGGGAAAGTCGATGCGCTTGGACTCGAGACGGCAGGCCCCACCAAATCGGTCGACCGGCTTCACAGCAGCAATAATCCCGGACCCGGCACTACAACCGTTGGCGGCCTTACTGCGTGGGATACTGCATCACCATCCACCTCCACGGTGCAAGTATACTACAATGGCGTTCCAAAGGTTACGCAGACCCGGACCAGCGCGTTCCCCACCCCGCCCGATAACTACGCATTCATTGGAGGAATAGGGTCAGGATCGCCGGCTACGTATTCCAGCGATCTTGATGTTTTCGCTACCATCGAGCCGTCCGAATCCGCCGCATGGTATGCGAACGAGTTTAAGGCGCTTCTGATAAGCGGCCAGCGTACCGGCGCTACAAGCGTGCAGCCGGTCGGCCCGGTCTGGGCTAATGGTTGCCCCGGCTCGCTAGGCTGCAACGGCTTCACGCAAGGTCAGATCGCGAGCACCAGCCCGGCGAACCTGATTCTTGCCAATAACAAAGCTCCGCCGGTTCAGAACAGCGATCCCAATTATCAATGGTATCCAGTATCGACTCCATGGGCGGGCGCTTTGCAATGCGCGCCCGGCTCTACCACATGGACGCCACCTACGATTGGATTTTCAAACGCTTACAACATTTCGCATGGCGGATGCATCGTCCTGAAATGGACCAATCGCTGTAACACGGTTGCGTGCGGCAGCGGCCAATGGAACCAGCTTGAGATCAGCCCGACCTGTACGCTTGCGGCGTGCGCGGGTATACCAATACGCCTCGGGTATTCCACCCCGGCCACCGCGCATGCATCCAATCAGGCTGATCTCGATTGGAGCACTAACCCAAACAGCGCGAACCCGGCGGGGTCAAACTGCGGGACAGGAGCCTATACCGGTTACACGTCATACACGACGGCTGCGGGAATCCCGTCCGGTGATGTCTACGGATACACCGCATTCATAACGGCGTTCAATGCGGGTTCGATCCCGTATTTCCAAACCAGCGGCCACGCGGGCAGCTTCGTTGTTCCGCAGGTAGCAATATCAAGCGGCGCGATCTCGGGGACTACGCTGACGGTTTCGGGCGCAGTCACAGGCACGATTGCGGTAGGCCAGAGCGTCACCGACCCGACGCAGCTTGTGGAGGCTGGAACAACCATCACCGCCTTGGGCTCGGGAACGGGTGGCGATGGCACCTACACGGTTTCAAACTCGCAGACGGTATCTGCGGAGGCAATGAACGCCTCGCCATGGAACATTGTGGTTCTTGATCGCGCGCCTGCTTGCTCAATCCAGACAAGTCTCGTTACGCTGGCTTTTTTGCTGGACTACGAGCCCGCTGATCTGGGGGGAATCCCGGCGAACAATTCCGTCGCCGTAGCCCATGTTACCAGTCTAGCCTCCATCGTTGGCGCTAACGGCTATACGCTCGGCCTCGATATCGACAGCCTGTACGGCATCAACACATTCAAGAGCAATATCAACTCCACAACGCTCCCGTCGATATTTGCGATATCGAACGTGTCCTACGTCACGTTGGCTATTGACGCCACGACATCAAACACCGTCGCCAAGCAGGTGACAGACGGCCTGACGACCATGAACGGCGGGACGCCCTGCACGCTTTCGCCTGCCAACTGCACAGCGCTCCTGCCGCATGTCGGCATGAAGATGCTGCTACCGACGCTCACCGCCGCGCAATGGTCGCAGATGAACGGGCAACTCGGCACTTGGGGCATCAACGAGCTTGAGGTCTATCCTTCGCAGAACCAGCTCGGCGGCGAGAATTGTGCTGGATCAGGCGTCTATGTGCTCAACCCGCAGAAGTGGGGCTACGGCATAGGCATTCCGACAGGGCCTTGTTAGATGGCAGCTCCAAGCGTAACAGAGTTCTACGTCTTGCAGGCGTTGGGAAACTACTTGTCATTTCTCCTGCCGGACATTGAAATTGTTCGGGGGCAGGACAACCGGGTAAGCGAACCGAATTCGCCGGATTTTGCCGTTATGACCCCTGTTCACAGGGGAAGGCTGGCGACCACGGAAGACATTCCAGCGGATTGCTCTTTCATAGGGAACATCGTCGGCTATCTGTTGACCATCACGGAGCCCTTAATCGGGACGCCGCAATTACAGTCCGCCGTGTTTGGCGTAGGCGTGGAACCGAATACGATCATAGTATCTAATGGACTGACGGAGAACACATTTGTCGTCAGCCCGGAACAGAACGTTTCCTCAAGCAAGCTGGCCTGCGGGCAAATGTTGTTGCTCCAGTCGACCGAACTCGTAATTCAGGTCGACGTGCATGGACCGAACTCCGGCGACAACGTGCAAGTGTTGGAAGCTGCATTGAGGGACGACTACGCCTGCGAATGGTTCGAGGCTAATTTTCCGAATGTGGTTCCGCTTTGGGCCGACGAAGCTCGGCAGGCTCCATTTCAGAACGCCGAACAACAGATAGAATTTCGTTGGGTGCTTGAGGTGCATCTGGAGATCGACCCGACGATTCCGTTGCCGCAACAGTTCGCGGATCAAGTCCAGATCACAATCACACCACCTGTTGACCTGCTACCGTAAGGAGAAAGTCGAATGAGTATCCCGCTTTCAGATATTGTCAGCGTAACCCCTTCCGTACTGCCCGCAGGCGGCAATGCGCTCGACCTGATCGGGCTCGCGCTTTCGCCTTCCACACGCACGCCGATCAACGGGACGGACAATCCTGTTGTGCTACAATTCGACAGTGCGATTGCAGTGGGAGACTATTACGGTCTTAACTCGGAAGAGTATGCGTGGGCGTCCGTCTACTTCAATGGTATTTTGGGTGCGACCACACTCCCAGGCTCGCTTCTGATAGCACAGTATAACCAGACCGCAGTAGGCGCTTTTCTGCGTGGTGGTAATGTGTCGGGTAATCTCGCCATATTACAAGCCGTGACTTCCGGAAATCTGGAAGTCGTTGTTGACGGATTTTCTTGGCATAGTAATTCCATTAATCTTAGTTCTGATAACAAGTTCTCGGCAATGGCCGCGACGATCCAGTCCGATCTTGCCCTTCCGGGGGCTGCATCATTCACGGCGTCCATTGAGCCGGGATTCGGCAACATTTGCACGATGATAGTTACGGCGGTCGCCTCTGGCACGCTGGCAATTGGGCAGGTAATAGCAGGAGCAGGAGTTCCTGTTGGAACTTATATTTACGCATACGAAACTAGTTCGGGTGGGACTGGTAATTATGCCGTCATCACAGTTGCAAATACCACGGTCAATAGCGAGGCCATGACGGGTTCTGCTGCGGATGTATCTTTCACGGCGTCGATTGCCAACAATGGCACCATGACTGTGACTGCAATAGGGTCTGGCACAATCCAGCCCGGAATGTTGTTGGTGGGAACAAACGTCATGGCTGGAACCGGGGTTGAGTCATACGGAACTGGTGGTACGACTGGTACGGGTGGAACTGGAACATACAAAGTTAGCATCGGTCAGGTAGTCGGCTCCGAATCCATGACCGGCGCTCCTGCACCAATCACCGTCACTTATGATTTCACGTCCGGAGGATTTGTGGTTGCTTCCGGGATTGTTGGGCAGGCTTCCAGCATTCAATTTGCAACGCGGTTGTTAGCCGCCAACATGCTTCTGACACAGGCCACAGGAGCTGTCACGTCGCAAGGGGCGGACGCCGCCGACCCTAATGGCTACATGAATGGTGTCATTGCCGAAACAACCAATTGGTTTAGCTTTACGACGCTATTCGATCCGGACAATGCAAACGGCGCTACCAGCACATTCGCGAATAAGGAACTCTTCTCAATCTGGACTAACAACCAGAACAACCGTTACGCCTATGTCGCTATCGATTCGGATATCGCGCCGACACTGATCGTACCTTGCACAACCTGCTTCGGATATTATTTGCAACAGAACAACACGTCCGGAACAGTGCCAATCTGGTCCGGGGCCTACGATCTCTCCAAATCCGCATTGGCTTGCGCCTACTTCGCTTCGCTCAATTTCGAGCAGACGAACGGCCGGGCCAATCTGGCATTCGCCAGTCAGTCTGGGCTGACGCCTGATGTCACCAGCCAAACGGTCAGAGATAATCTTGGCGGCAATCTGTTGTCCGGCGCTCCCGGAAACGGTTACAATTGCTACGGACTATACGCCAACGCCAAGCAGACATTCCAGTTTATGTATCCGGGGCTGATCTCCGGAGAGTTCGACTGGTGTGATACCTATGCCGATCAGGTGTGGATGAACACCAACTTCCAGCTCGACCTGTTTGTGCTCCTCACAACTATCAAGAGCATTCCATACAACGCCAAAGGCAATGGCTTTATCCGTTCGGCTTTGGGGAGCACAATTTCGGAAGCTGTCAATTACGGCGCAATCCAGACCGGCGTCACGCTTTCGGACGAACAGATTGCCGACGTGAACAATCAGGTGCAATCCGCCAGCGGGCAGACCGTCGACCTCACCAACATCCTGTTCTCGCAAGGCTGGTACTTGTATATCGGAGTAACGCCTCCTGCCGTTCGAGCGGCGCGGGGCACGCCGCCTTGCACGTTCTGGTGGGTCGACGGCGGGTCCGTGCAGGCGTTGAACCTCGCCAGCGTCACAATTCAGTAAGGAGAAAAGCAACATGGCCCGCTCACTGACCGCAGCCAACACGGTCATAACCTTTACGATTCCGGACCTGTTCCCTGTCGGGTTTCAGCTTCAGGGTTTTGCAGCCGACGACATATTCGACACCGACGAGATCGACTCGGCGGAAGTCAGCATGGGTGTTGACGGCATATTGTCGGCCGGTTTCGTGTTCGTGCCGATCCGTCAACGCTACAACCTTCAGGCCAACAGCTTGTCCATCTCGTACTTTGACTCATGGTGGCAGGCGTCTAAGGCAGCGGTGGACGCATTCCCGGCAACGGCGGATTTCGCCTTCCCCGGTCTCGGAGCGACTTACACGATGCTCAACGGTTATCTGACCGGCTACCCACCCGTTCCCAATGCCGGAAAGATCGTCAAGCCCCGGCGTTTCACGGTCACTTGGAACGATAGCAATTCGATGCCCATTTAATCGCGTTCTGGAGCGTTTCTGGAGGGGGTTTCCACTCGGGGGGCTATCTCCCCCCTCCAGCTCACTTCCCCCACGCTCCAGCCTTCCCTAATCGCCAACGGAGGAACCATGGCACGAAGAACCAAAGAAATCGCAATCGACGACCCCAAGAGCCGGGATCACGGAAAGGTATTCGTCCTGACCGAGAAACCGGCTCTCGATGCAGAGCGTTGGGCAAAACGGGCCTTGGCTGCGGTCGGTCGCACCAACGCCATGACCGGCGTCGATCCTGCCGAACTGGAGGGATTGGGTTTGATAGGCGTGGCTGCGGTCGGCGTCCGGGCGCTTGCCACGCTTCAGGACGAAGATTCCGAACGGCTGATGGCTGAAATGATGGAGTGTGTCCAGATCAGGCCAAACTCCAAAGCGCCGCAAGTAATACGTCCCTTGATGGAGAAACCGGACGAAACCGGGACCTACGATATCGAGGACATAAAAACCATATGGCAGCTCCGGAACGAGGTGCTTGAACTGCATCTGGGTTTTTCGCTTCCCGACGTGTTCTCCAAATTGAAGACATCGACATCGAACGCGCCGGGGAACTCATCGACTACGCAAACGTCCCCGCCATCATCGGAGCCGTAATCAATGCGAAGCTGGCGAGCATGACTGAGTTGGGCACGACGCTTGGCGCTATCGACCTGTACGATCTTTATGAGATCGTGGTGGTCAACGCATACAATGAGTACGTCCTGAATAAACGAGACGAAGATGGCTAGTGCAACGGTACTTGACAGCCTTGTGCTAGAAATCGGGCTCGATCCATCAAAACTGGTCAAGGGCTCCAAGGAAACGCAGGAGGCGTGGAAGAAGCTTCAGGATGGATTCAAGAAAGGCTTCAAGGAAGGGACGGAGGAAGCCAACAAGTTCGAGATCGCAATCGAGAAGACCAAGAACCAAGTCCTCTCGCTGCTTGCGGCCTATCTGAGTTTCGAGGCGATCAAGGGCTTTGTGATAAATCTCACGCAGGCGGGCACGACCCTTGAGCGATTGAATGTTTTGACTGGCGTCTCCAAACTCCGAATTGCCGAATGGCAGAACGTGATGAAAGAATGGGGCGGCACGGCGGAAGACGCTAACGCCATGTTCGGCGGGCTTGCCAACAACATCCAACAATTTTTCTCGACCGGGCAGCTCCCCAACTACGGCGTCTACCGGGTATTAGGCGTCACGCAATCGGTCGCGGAAGCGATCAACGCTTTACGGCATGGACAAAACCCTGACTACGAAAAGATCATTATGCAGGGTGCGGAAGCGATCCATCAGAATCCCACCATGGGCCTGTATTACGGGCAACAGCTCGGGTTCACGCCGCAGATGATCCAGCACGCAATCACGGAAGGGGGTGCCGGGATCAAGAGCGATCTTGACGCGCAGAAAGGGAATGCAGAGGCTGCGGCTAAAGCGGCGGGAGAGGAAACGAAATTAACAAAGGCATTGGCTGACTTGAATAATTCGTTCACTGCGCTTGGGCATACGCTGCTTATCAGCATCATTCCTCAGATTAAGGCTCTCACAGCGTTTCTTGACAGAATCGCAGGGGATATTCCAAAGACGTTGAAAGGCGGGGCAGCAGTAGTAAAAGATGTTGTTACTGGTAATCTTGCTGGTGCATTTGCGGGGGAAGGAGGCGCGGGGGATTTCTGGAGTGGTCTGTGGGACATCAACAAGAAAGCCGGTGATTTCATACTGGATACGTTGACTGGTGCTTATTCGGATGTAACAGCTCCCCAAAAGCAATCGGCACAGTCCACAAAAACACCTCCGGCCAAAATTGGTTCAGTGTCCACGGTAGACGGAATGTTGAACTTAATCCGTCAGTTGGAACGTTCTGGCGATCAGCAGGTATCGCCTGCCGGGGCAATCGGCGCTTTCCAGATCATGCCAGCGACCGGCGCGCATTATGGCGCGACTAGGGAACAGCTATTCGATCCTGCCGTGAATGAGCGGGTGGCTCGCGCCTACGTGACGGACTTGATGAAGAAGTACGGAAATTTGAGAGACGAACTTATTGACTATAATGCAGGCGCTCCAAAACTTCAACGATTTAAGGCGACTGGTTATCTGAATAACGAAACACTCAAGTATCTTCAGTATGCCATGCAATTGTTGAAAAGCGGGGGGAAGATGGCAAGTAACACAACAGTCAACCATCATACGACTACTGTTCGGACTGGTGATATTTATGTGAGTACCAAATCCACGGACAGCAAGACTATTGCGCATGATTTAAAACGAGCACTAGACCGCACCGCGTTCGCCAATCAGGCGCAGACAGGACCTCTCTGATGTCTAGTCCCGGCCTTCTCAGCGGCGATCAGACGCAGCTCCCACCCGGCAATCCGCAATGGGGCCTGTTCCTCAATGGGGCCTCGGTCGTGCTCGCGGACAATGTGGTCGCCTTGGAATATCTCAAGGAATACACCAACGCGGATTACCCGCTGGAGCCGGGACCGGGCGGCACAGGGCCGATTTCATTCGAGAGCTACGATCACGTTGAACACCCGTTTGCCGTGACGTTGCAATTCAGCAAAGGCGGCTCGGTCGAAGAACGGACGGCCTTTCTCAATTCCATCGACAGCGCCCTCCAGTCCATGAACTTGTACGACGTACACACGCCGGAGAAATTCTATACGAGCGTCAGCGGCGAACGGGTAGGATTGAAGCGGACTGCTTCCAATGGAGCAAGCCTGATAACCGTGGATGTCAGGTTCACGCAAATTCGCATATCCACCCAGTCCAGTTTCCAGAACACGCAACAACCGGGCGGGGCAAACCAAATCAATAACGGGGTTGCACAGGGTCAAGCATTGACGCAGCAACAGCAACAGGTGCTTGACGGCGGCGGGGACGGGGGCTTTCTCTGATGTCTTTAATAGTACCATTGCAGGCAAACCCAAACCAGACGGTTGCGAGTACGCTCGGCAATCAAGCCGTCAATTTGAACGTGTACCAGAAATTGTCCGGCCTCTACATGGACATCTACCTGAACGCTTCCCTGTTGCTGGCGGGTGTGATCTGCGAGAACGCCAACCGGATCATCCGGAATGCGTACTTCGGGTTCTCTGGGGATTTTGTCTGGATCGACCAGCAGGATAGCGCCGACCCTTACTATACGGGGATCGGCTCGCGCTGGTTCCTTGTGTACTTATACGCCAGCGAATTGAACGGGGACGCAGAGTGACTTGGGCGCAGAAGCTTCTCAGCTTCACGATTGAGCTGGCGTCCGGCACGTTCTCCAATGGAACCACAACTAACAATTACGAGGGCTTGCGGATTTCCGCGACCGTGGAAAAGACTGGCATTTCTTATGAGACCGCCGAAATAACAATCTTCGGCATGAACCTGTCGGACATGAATAAGATTTCAACGCTTGGGATGCGTAACATTCCAGTGCAGCGAAATACGATCACGCTGATAGGCGGCGATTCAAATGGCATGAGTGTGATTCATACCGGTGTGATTATGAATGCTTTTATCGACTTTTCGGACGTGGACGGGGCAAGTGTTGCTCTTCGGGTCACGACACAGGCCGCATTGTTTGATGCAGTCAACCCTGACAAGGTGCGGAGCTATTCAGGACCCGTAAGCGTCGCCAGCGTTTTACAGGACATAGCGAGCAAGATGGGGCTCACGTTACAGAATAATGGCGTCAACGGTGTTCTGCCCAAATCTTATTGGTCCGGATCAACTGGAATGCAGCTTGTTTCTATAGCTAGGGCGGCAGGTATTTACTGGACTGTTGATTCAGCCAAAAAAACACTGGTGATCTGCCCTCAAGGGGGCAACCGGCCTGACGCTCCAGTTATTATTTCACCTTCAACCGGCATGATCGGGTATCCGGTTTACACACCTTACGGCGTTGACGTGCGAACGTTATACAACAACGCATTGGCAATCTGGGGAAGAATGACTATTCAATCGTCGCAACAACAAGCTTCTCAGACGTGGTTGATCTATGCATTGACCTATACGCTTGAGTCGCTTGTCTATCGGGGGAAATGGGAAACGCTCGCGAAAGGTGCTTTCGTGGGTGAGTCCATTCCGCAGGACGAGTAATGAGCAGCCCCGGAAATCAGCCTAATGGATGGTTCGAGCCATCTGACGGCGCAAACGAATATAACAGCATCGCATTCGTTTTTCGCCAACTTTTAGGGCAGGCTCGCACGGCTGCAATCGTGCAAGTCCAAAGTGTCAATCCCATGGGGACTGGTGGCTTTGGAATGCCGGTCGGAACGGTTGGAATCAAGATACTTGTCAAGCTTATGGATTCATTGGGGAACACGTTCCCGCACGGCACGATCCAAAACGTTCCGTACTTCAGGCTTCAGGGTGGCAGCAATGCTGTCATTATGGACCCTGCCGTCAATGATATTGGTTTGGCGATCATTTGCGACCGCGACAGCTCCGTTGTCCTGAACACGACTGCGGAAGCGCCGCCGGGATCGTTCCGGCGCAACGATCTCGCGGATGGGATGTACTTTGGTGGGTTTTTGAACGGAGCCCCGACACAATTCTTGCAATTCACAAGTACCGGGATCAATTTATCGGACATGATTGGGAATGAAATTGTTACAAACAGTTCCGGCATTTCCATCAATGGCGTAGTATTCAGGCGTGGTCTTTCCGGGGACTACTGGAACCATACGCATTCCGGCGTGCAAACGGGGTCGGGTAATTCCGGCGTAGTCAACAGCGGGACATAAATGGACACGTTGCTACTTAGCATCCCTGACACCAAATCCGGAGGGTGGGACCTTACGCTCGATGCGAACAACAATATCGCTTTGGCGTCGTCCGTGGACTCGACCGGCGGTTATGGGCTTGCACAGGACGCCGCCAGCGAGATCAAGACCTTTCAGGGCGAGGTATATTACGACACAACGCTTGGTCTTCCATGGCTGGTTTCCTTTCTTGGTAAAGTACCCCCGACGCAGCTACTAAAATCCGCCATGACGAATGCGGCGCTGTTGGTCACGGGGGTTGTCACGGCCACGGTGTACTTCATCAGCTTTATCAATCGAAAATTGACTGGGCAAGTCCAGATAACTGACGAAAACGGAAACACTACAGCGGCGAATTTCTAAATGACCTCACCGGTAACAAACGTCCCGCCTCCGTACTGGAACGCCGCCAGCGGTTTTCAGGCTCCGTCCGACGCCCTAATCATGGCCGGTCGCATTGCCGACTATCAAAATGCGTTCGGCGGCAATTTGAACCTTAGCGCCAACAATACGAGTACGCTGGTCACCCCGCAAGGGCAGATGGTTTCGACCGACACGGCGGTCATCAGCAATGTTTACGACTGGTTTTGTTTCCTCACCAATATGTTCGATCCGGCATTCGCCAAGGGACGCTATCTTGACGCCATAGCTCGCATCTACTTCCTAGCTCGCAACAGCGCGCAGCCCACAGTTCTGCAAATCCAGTGCAATGGTGGGCCAATTCCTATTCCGGCTGGAGCGCAGGTAGTCGATCCGGACGGCAACTACTACGTGTGTACGACAGGCGGAACGATATCCGGCCTCGGTTACGTCGTCCTGCCATTCGCCTGCATAAATCCGGGGCCGGTTCCTATTCCGGATACAGTCACGATCTATCAGGCGATCTCGGGATGGGATTCCGCCACGGTGTCCGATTCCGGGAACGCGGTCGGAACTAACACGGATACGGATGCAGCTTTCGAGCAACGGCGCGAGGCTTCGGTCGAATCCAATGCACTTGGAATCATCGGTTCAATCGTCGGGCAAATCGCGCAGGTGCCGGGCGTAATAGACTTCTACGCGACCGACAATCCGACTATTTCGCCCGAAACTATCAATGGCGTGACCATCGCTGCAAACTCGATCTATGTTTGCGTTGCGGGTGATTTCCAGAACCTTGCAGTGGCGCAGGCTATCCTGATCAAGAAGCCCCCCGGCATTCCGATGACCGGCACAACCACGGTCACGGCCTACGACAACAACCCGCTCTACTCATCCCCCCGTCCTTACACGGTGAAGTTCACCATCGCGGGCAATATCGCCGTCTTGTTTGGCTGCACACTGGTCTCTTCCAATAACGTTCCTTCCAATGCAACAGCACTTATACAGGGAGCATTGCAGTCCGCATTCCTCGGGCTCTCGGCCACTAATGTTTCTTCAAGCGGCTCGTCGACTCCTCCCCGTGCCCGGATCAATTTGCTGCTTCTCGCGTCCAGCTACATTCCGATCATTCAGGCATTGGGGACTTGGGCGCAGGTGCGAACACTCTATATTGCGTCCCAGAACGACAGCAACGCGGCGATCTTCAATGGAACGATTGTCGGTGACGCATTAACGATCAACACGCTTACTTCCGGTTCAATTGCAGGTGGACAGGTCATTGGAGACAACAGCGGTTTGATCCCGCCCGGAACTACAATCGTGTCAGGCAGTGGGTCAGCTTGGGTTATCAGCGCAACGCTTGGCACGGTGGGGCCGGAAGCCATGTGGGCAGTTGCAGTCGTCAACAGTTCGACGCAAGTCCAAGCCGACCAAGAACCTATTCTGTATTCTGATAATGTCACTGTGGCAACGTCATGAGTGAAACAGGTCCTCCATACCCCCCGGTAAAGCCGGGTTCCAACGCGATTGGATCGTTTCAGGTCGGCGTTTCGCCCATAGGAACCATTCCACCATTCGACTGGTGGGATACCGTTATCAGCCAGTACGCCAACAGCCCGATCATGACGGCTATTATCGGCACGTTTGCAGAGGCGCTGGATCAGACCGAGAACTTCGACAATTTCTACGACCGCATAATGAACGTTCTATCTGCGGAAGGTTACGGCCTTGACGTGTGGGGAAGAATTGTTGGCGTCTCCCGTGTGCTATATATCCCTGAAGGAGGTCCATTCTTGGGCTTTCAGCAAGCCGACGATCCAACCAACATTCAAGGGTGGGATCAGGGCATCTGGTACGCAGGCGCGGGATTGACGCAGAACTATTCGTTGTCCGATCCGGCTTACTTGTTGCTGATCCTTGCTAAGGCGGCACTCAACATAACAGACTGCGGCATTCCGGGGATTAACACCATTCTACTAGCGTTGTTTCCAAACCGGGGGGACTGTTACGTCGTGGACAATCTTGATTTGACATTTACTTATATGTTCGCATTCGCCCTGACACCAGTCGAGCAGGCTATTGTGCAACAGTCGGGTGTACTCCCTCGTCCCGCTGGTGTTTCATACACGGCCAGCTTCCCTTAAAGGAAACAAACAATGCTTGCAGCAAGTATTCCCTACAAGTTTCAGTACACTTGGGGGCAAAATGCGGGGTCTGGTTACATACGCCCTATTCCTGCAACGTCTTCCGATCAAAATACTGCGTCGCAAAGTCTGGGTTTCCCTCCCAATACATTCAAGAACACATCCGCTGGTGGAAAACCTCCAGATGGACGCGACGAAAACGGCGGGTTGGGTTACTGCACGGCATGGGCACAATGGTTTCAGGCAGGCATGATCATCAACCCGTGGGATTCAACTTTCAGTACTTGGAACGGGGGCTACCCGGAAGGAGCAATAGTTCAGACGGCTTTAGATGGTTCATTGTGGTTGTCCTTGTCCGATAACAATACCGATGACCCTCTCAGTTATGCAACAAATCAGGGGGCTAACTGGATCAGCTCTACGCTGGCATTGCTTTATGGTACTGACACGGGGACAGCCAATGCTCTTATATTGAATCTCCCATATACACGCGATGCGCTTATCTATTTCGACGGTTACCACTTCAAGATCAAAAAAGGAGCAAGTCCTAATACGGCGGGTGTGACGTTAAATCTGAACTCGTTCGGGGCGAAGCCAGTAGTGCATTCCGACGGGGCCGCTATAGCCCCAGATGAATTACCGGCAAATGGTTATTTCATTTGTGTATACGATAACGCCTCCGGCACATTTCAGTTGATGGGGAATGCAGCGCCGACGCGAACGCCTTGGGCAATAAAGGCATGGGCCATTTACGACGCAGTGACGCAAACGCTGGTAGCCGCGTACAATATATCTAACGTAACTTATAATGGCGTTGGGGAATACACATTCAATTTGGATGCATCGCCTCCATTGGTCTTTACGGCAGGTGGTGTATCGGTGACGGCCAATAGCAATTCTCAAGGAACACTTGTGGGCGCGGCACAAAGCAATGTTATTGGCAGTAACCCTGCCGTCGAAGTGTTTCTGGAAAAGCCTGCAACCGGAGCGAGAACGGACGCTGATCTTTGCTTTGTGCAAATTGTCGGACAAACAAGCAGTTAAGGGATCAAGCACAATGAGAAAATTATCAGCCTTCGTTTTGACGGCTTGCTTGTTGATCGTGGGTGTTGACTATGGCTACCGGGTTGGGACAGGTGTTGGTTGGTGGCCCCACATTTACAAGTCCAAAGCCCAACCTTCGGGGACCAACGATCCATGCGGCTCCGGTGTATTCTACTATGGGAATGTGTTGTCGGCCGGGCAATGGCTCACCTGTTTCAATTCGCTTGAGCGATCCCTTGGTTATCCCCCCGTCAATAGAAGTGGCGACATTATGTCAGGGCCGCTTGGCGTCACGCAGGTTTACGGCGCATCGGGAACGCCATCGGTTGCAGCCGGATCAGGGGCAGGAACAAGCCCAACAGTCACGCTTACCGACGCACACGACACCAGTTTTGGCCTGTCCGTTGTTACCGGCAGCTCCCCTGCTACGGCTTCGATTATTGCAACCGTCACATTTTCGACGCCATGGTTAGT